GACCCTAGTGCAAGACAAAGAAAAACCTCTGCGGGTGGATTAACTGATTTAGCGATATTGAAAAATAATGGTTTTGATGTAAGATGTAGAAGTACAGCACCTTTAGTAAGGGATAGGATTAATGCAGTAAATTCAAAGCTGAAAAACGTAAATGGTAAAAACAGCTTGTTTATTGTTAAATTCTGTAAAAATGCGATCAAAAGCATAGAAAGACAGATTTACAAGGAAGGTACACATATTCCAGATAAAGATAGTGGTTACGACCACATGAATGATGCTCTAGGTTATTTAGTAGAGTATAATTTTCCGCTTAGAAGGAATTTTGCACCAAGCCAACCTAAAAGGTGGAGTTGATGAACAGGGAAACACTAACTAGCAAACATGAACTATGGGATAAGAATATATCTAACTGGGAGTTTTATATTCGTAGTTATTTAGGCGGTAATGACTATAAAAATGGATATTACTTGCACAGATATGTTTTAGAATCACCAGAGGAATATGATGCTAGAATTAGACATACCCCAGTAGATAATCATTGCAAAAACGTAGTTCAAATATACACAAGTTTTTTATGGAGAGTACCGCCAACAAGAGATTATGGTAGTTTAGATGGTGATGAACAATTATCTTCATTTTTAGTTGATGCAGACTTAGATGGTAGATCATTCAATACGATTATGCGGGAAGTGCAGATGAACGCTAGTATTTATGGTAATTGCTGGGTAATTGTTGATAAGCCACAATCAAATGCAAAGACTAGAGCAGAAGAATTAGCACAAGATATTAGACCTTACATTTCAATATATACACCAGAAAATGTTGTAAACTGGAATTATGCAAGGTCAGCTAGTGGAAGGTTCTATTTAGATATGTTGATGGTTGTTGAAGATATAAATGTAGATAGGGCAATAGTTAAAGTATTTACAGAAGAAACAATCAGCACTTATGAAGTTGAGGAATATCAAGAAGAATATTCAAAAGGTGATTATAGGTTATTAGAAGAAGTTCCGAACCCAATAGGCAAGATACCCGCAGTAAATGTTTATAATCTTAGAGGTGCAAAAAGACCTATAGGAATTAGCGATTTAGCAGATGTAGCTTATTTACAGCAATCTATATATAACGATTATTCAGAAAAAGAACAGTTGATTAGATTAGCAAATCACCCAAGTTTGGTAAAAACCCCTAATGTTGAAGCTAGTGCGGGTGCGGGTGCAATCATTGAAATACCAGAAGATTTAGAAGCAACCTTGAAACCTTACATAATACAACCAAGCGGACAAAACCTAGATGGTATTATGAAATGTATTCAAAACAAAGTTGATGCCATTGATAGAATTACCCACATGGGTTCTGTTAGGGCAACTGGTAATCAGATAGCTAGTGGGATAGCACTACAAACAGAATTTCAATTATTAAACGCTAGATTATCAGAAAAAGCAGATTATCTTGAAAATGCAGAAGAACAGATATGGAGTTTGTTTGCTATGTGGCAAGATAAACAGTTTGATGGTTCTATAAATTATCCAGATACATTTGATATTAGAGATTGGGCGAATGATTTACAATATTTACAAATGGCAAAAGCTAGTGGCATAAAATCAGAAACATTTAACAAAGAATTAGATAAGCAAATTGCACAAGCTGTAATTGATGATTCTGAAATGATAAAATCTATAAATGAAGAAATTGACAATACCAGAACAGTTAGAGGTCAATTTACAACAACAGAAGTAGAAGGACAAACAGTTGGCGAGGAAGAAGAAGAAGCGTAGATTAGTTCCTAAAGACAAACAAACAGGTATTCCAAAAAAATACTTATCTGGTCTAAAAGGTGCAAAAAGAAATGCTAGGGCAAACTTATTAAAACAAATTAGTGCTTTATATAGGTCTGGTGCAAAAATACCATTGGCATTATTAAGGCGAAGGAACAGGGCATAATGGCAGTAAGAAGAAAACCTTTATCAGCTAAAGTTGTTGCAACACTTAAAGCAAAAGCAAAAAAGTCTAAATTATTTAATATTACAGACTTGAAACGAAGTTATCGTAAAGGTCAAGGTGCATTTTTATCTGCGGGTTCAAGACCTAGAATACCCATGTCAGCATGGGCAATGGCTAGAGTAAACAAACTAATTAAATTAGGTGCAAGAGCAACATTTGATAAAGAAATAATAAAAACTGCACAAAAGAGAAACAGAAAAAAGAAATGATTATATGGACAAAGAAAAAATTAAATTTTGTATTAGGTGCAAAGTGGCACTTAAAAAAACTGAATTGAAAGATGTTTATAAATGCATAGCTTGTGGAATGATAACAAACGAAAGATTAGATGATAGGCAATGGCTAAATACAGAGGAAAAGAAGTAAAACTAAATAAACCTTTTAGGCTAACTACAGCAGAATCTAAAAGAAAAAAGTTTGGTGTTTACGTCAAAAACAAAGCTACAGGTAAAGTCAACAAAGTTACTTTTGGTGCTAGAGGTATGTCTATCAAGAAAAGCATACCCGCTAGACAAAGATCATTCTTAGCTAGAATGGGTGGTGTTCTTAAAGAAGTAAAAGGACAAAAGTCTTTATCACCCGCCTTCTGGTCAATAAAAGCGTGGAAAAAAGATTTTCCATTATAATGTCCAGAATTTTAGAAAAATTAGCAGATCAGCATGAAGAACGTATAATTAATGTTTTATACAAACTAGAAGAAGATGTTGTTAAAGAAGTTACAAGGGCAACAAAAGGTCAGCTTGTATCACAAAGACTAGCAATACAATTACAACCAAGAATAAGAAATCTTATACAAACTTCATTCCTAGAAGAAGCAGATATAATTATAAACGAAGAATATAATAAGATTGCAAAAGAGGTATTAGATACATTTGGTAAAATGCCTATACTTGCAAAATTCAAAAGTCTTACCGAAGTAGATTTGCAAACTATAAATGCCCTTAAATATCAATCATTTAGCGGATTTGAAGATATAGCTGAAAGATTTCTAAAAGTCATAAATGATGAAATTTACCAAAGTACAATAGCGGGTAGACCATTTGAAGATATGGTAAGTAATATCAGATCACATATTAATGGTGTTTACAAAAAGTCAAACACTCGGGAAATAAATGAATTAGTTGATTTTATTAACGAGAATAAATTTGATAATGCAAAAAGGGTAGAAGTCGAAGAAGCAGTAAGAAAATTACATACTCAATATGCTTCTGATAGAGCGGGAAACAACCTTAGACGTTATGCAAGTCAAATAGCACATGATTCAGTTATGCAGTTTCATGGTCAATTTACTGTAGCAAAAGCAAAAGAGTCTGGATTAAATCATTTTACATATACTGGTACGCTTGTAAGGGATAGTAGACCTTTTTGCCAGAATATGCTAAATAGGACATTAACCGAAAAAGAAATTCGGGATATTTGGAATAATCAAGGTTGGCAAGGTAAATCAACTGGTGATCCATTCATTGTTCGAGGTGGTTATAGATGCCGACATACTTGGATTCCAACAGACCCAAACTGGGATATATAGGAGTAAGAAATGGCAGAAGAAAATCAAGTAGAACAAACTACTGAAACAAAAGAAGAAGAAGCACCACAGGTACAAGAAACACCACAAGCACAAACATTCACCCAAGACGAAGTTAATAATATTGTTGAAAGACGATTAGCAAAAGAAAGGGGTTCAATGTATAAAAAGCTAGGTGTAGATGATATTGACGTAGCTATTAATGCTGTAAAGACACAAAAAGAAGCAGAAGAAAAACAACGTATTCAAAAGGGTGAGTTTGAAGAAATACTGAAAACCAGAACCCAAGAACATCAAAAAGAAAAATCAGAATTAGAAAATCAACTTAGAGATATTAAGATAAATAAATCATTATTAGAGTCAGCTTCAAAACATAAAGCAATAAATGCTTCACAAGTTGTTGATCTTTTGAAAAATGATATTAAGCTAAATGAAACTGGTAATGTTGAAATTCTTGATAAGAATGGAATTGCTAGATATAATAAACAGGGGGAACTTTTGACTACAGATGAATTAGTTCAAGAGTTCTTAACACAAAACCCGCACTTTGTTTCAGCAACCCCTAGTGGTTCTGGTTCGGTGTCAAATGTGGATAGGCAAGAACTCAATAAGCCTTTGAATTTGAGTGAGTTAAATTTTAATAACCCAGAGGATAGGAAAAAGTATGCTGAATACAAAAAGCAAAGAGATTCCCAACCTAGAGTTATTAATGCAAACCCATAACTTGTTTTATTTATAGGAGTAAAAAATGGCAAATGAAACAACCAGTTCTACCATTTCGGAACTCTACACCGAAATCGTAGCAGAAGCGTTATTTGTTGCTAGTGAGCAATCAATAATGAGAAACTTAGTTAGAAACTACACTATTGCGGGTGGTGGTAAATCAGTAGAAGTACCGATTTATGCAAACGTATCAGCATCAGCAGTAAACGAAGCAACTGACCTAAGTAATACAGCAGTAAATCCAACATCTGTAACTATCACAGCATCAGAAGTTGGAATTATGACAACACTAACAGATTTAGCAAGAAACTCAGCATCAAGAAATGTTGCGGGTGATATTGGTAGGTTATTTGGTGAAGCTATTGCAAGAAAAATAGATGCAGACTTATCAGCATTATTCACAGGTTTTTCAACAGAAAGAGCTGGTGGTGCTGGTCAAGAATTAACAGTTGCAGACGTATTTGAAGCGGTTGCTGATTTACGAACAGCAAATGCACCCGCCCCTTACTATGGGGTATTTCACCCGAAGCAAATATTTAATGTTAAAAAGTCTTTAACAAACACATTTGTGGGTAGAGATACAGAACTTTCAAACGAAGCTATGCGAACTGGTTTTGTTGGAACAATAGCGGGAGTTCAGATTTTTGAATCTTCAAATATTTCTGTAGATGGTTCAGATGACTCTATTGGTGGTGTATTCTCACAAGATGCACTTGCTTTAGCAATGATGCAAGACCTCAAGATTGAATCACAAAGAGATGCTTCATTAAGAGCAGATGAAATCGTAGCTACAGCAGTTTATGGAGTAAGTGAAATCCATGACAGCTATGGTGTTAAGTTAACAGCAGACACACTAGCTAACTAAAACTTATGGGGTGGGAAACCACCCCTTTTAATTAAGGAATAGTAATTATGGATATGGTCAAACTTGTAAAAGGCGATAGAGTTATAGAAAGACGTAAAGTTGATTATGAAAACAATATCAACATTTGGAATTTAAGAGGTTGGAAACTTGATGATGGTAAGCCAAAAGCACAACCAAAACCAACACCTAAACCAACACCCAAGCCAGAACCAAAAGCAGAAAAACCTAAAGAAGAACCCAAAAAAGATAATGAATGGGTAAAAGAAGAAGCACCTAAGAAAACAGAAACAAAAAAGGCTGAATAATGTCATCTACAGTTTTTAGCGTTCAAAATACACATTTACAAAAAATTCAACCAGATATTCTAGGTTTTGGTATAACAACTTTTGTAGATCAAATTCAATTCGCAGAAAATGACGTTCTTAGACGTATTCGTGAAGAATGGTGGGAAAGATACAGGCATCAAGTAAGATATAAGGATATTACAAAAGTTACATCTGTTGAAATGACAAATAGTAAACTTACACCCTCACAATGGGAATTATCTGTAGTTTATTTAGCATTATGGAAGTATATTTATCCACAATTAACAAAATGGCGTGACCCAGACACAGGCGAAGGCAAAGACACATTTCAAGTTCAGATTGATTTCTATAGGGAAAGATATGAAGAAGAATTTCAAGCTATTCTTAGAGATGGTGTTGAATATGACGAAGATGGTGGAGGTACAGTTAGCGATTCCGAGAAAGAACCAATACATTTTCTAAGGTTAGTCAGATAATGGCAGTAGATGTCAAAGTTAACGTAAATTCTATTGAAATAACTAATTTTTTAAAAAAATTATCTAGTAAACAAAAGTCAGTAATAGATAAAGGTTTAAAAAGAGTATCTAATATGGCTATCCTTATGATTACAAAGCGTACACAGGCGGGGAAACTACCCGATGGTGGTAAAATGCGAGGATATGCAAAAGGCACTATCAGAAGCCGAAAAAAGCGGGGTAGGCAAACAGGTTTTGTAGACCTTACTGATACAGGCAAGATGTTTAGAAGTTTAGATTTTAGAACAGGTGCATTGAAAAGTACATTATTGTTTACAAATATGGAAAGAGCAAAAATTGCAAGTTATCACGATTCTTTAGGTGTTGGTAAACGTAGAATTACAAGACCATTTTTTTCTATAGGCGATAATGAAGAAATTAAAATCAAAAATGAATTTTCAAGATTTTATTTCAAAGAAATGGGAATATGAGCAAAAGAGAAAATATAGCTAGTGATATAATTACAAAACTTGATGCTGTTACAAGTCCTATCGAGTTTAAAAAAATTACTAGAGAACCTTTTGAAGTTGAAGAATTAAGTGATGCACAGTTTCCCGCTTTATTTGTGCAATCTGGTGATGAAACAAGGGAAGTTGGAAGTATTGGTGATACAGGAGCGGGTTCTTACAGGGGTACAATAGATTTTCAGATTGTTGCTTTTGGTAAAGGCACAGACACAAATATAGATACAGTTAGAAATCAAATTATAGAAGTTGTTGAAGAAACTTTAGATAATGATATAACTAGAAATGGTAATGCTATAGATACTCAAATTATTGAAGCATCAACAGATGAAGGTACTATTTACCCATATGGTGGTGTTAGAATAACAGCAAGAGTAATTTATGAATTTACTAGAGGGAGTGCATAATGGCTAAAAATGTTACTATGAAAAAAGGCGAAACCATTGTAAAATGTTCAGAAGATCATATAGATCATTTTGAAAAAAATGGTTTTAAAATCGTTAATGAAAAATCAGTTTCTAAAAAAACTGAAAAACCCAAAGAAGAAAAGGAGGTCTAAATGGCTACACATCATGGGAAAGAAGGTGTTGTTACTATTGGTGGTACTACACTTGGCAATGCAACAGGTTTTACAGTAGATACTACACATGACGTAGTAGAAGATACAGCCTTAGGTGATTCAATGAAGTCATTCTTAGCGGGTAGAGGTACTTTTACCGCTTCTATTGATATGAATTTTGATGAAACAGATAGTGGTCAAACAACTATGGTTCAAGGTGCAGAATTGACTTTTGCATTTTTACCAGAAGGTAATGAATCTGGAGATAGAAAATTTTCTGGAACTGGAATTGTTACTGGCATGTCTGTTGGTGTTCCATTAGATGGTGTTATTACTAGAACTGTTTCTATACAGGGTACAGGCGGTCTTACAATAGGCACAGTATAGTCTAATGTCAGATCAAAAAATTGATTACTTTGATGGTATCAGAGATCATTTTAGTCAGCTTGACACACAAATTATTGAAGTTCCAGAATGGGGTTTAGTAGGCGATAAAGCTATTTATTGCAAACCTTTTAATATGCTTGAAAAACAAAAGATTTTCAAAGGTGCTACAAATACAGACTTGATAGTTCTTATTGATGTTATTATTGAAAAAGCATTGACAAAAGATGGTGATAAAATGTTTAACGCTTCCCATATTCTTGCCTTCAAAACCAAAGCTGATACAAATGTAATTGCAGAAGTAGCAACTAAAATTATGGGTACTGGTCAAGATATTGAAGATAATAAAAAAAACTGAAAAATAATGTAGAATTACATAATATATTTGGTTTAGCAGAAAAACTTCATAAGTCAGTTTCCGAAATCTTGCAAATGTCTGTTGAGGAGTTTAATATGTGGTTGGCATACTTTCAAATCCAACATGAGGAATTTGAAAGACAACAAAGACTAGCAAAGGCACAAAGATAGTGGCAACAAAGAATGTAAACATAGATATTATAGCTAAGGACAAAACCCGCCAAGCTATGCAATCAGCCACAAAAGGGGTGAACGACCTTAAAACAAATGTTCAAAAATCTGTTTCAGCACAACAAAATTCATTCAATGCTTTAGGTAACACAGTAAGAAACATTATTGGTGGTGTTATTGTTTTTCAAACAGTACGTTTTGGAAAAGAAATGGTCAATATGGCTAGTGCTGTTCAAGAAATGCAATCAAAATCATCTGTTGTTTTTGGTCAATTCGTATCAGATGTTAGAAAACAATTATCAGATTTCGGAAATGAAGTTGGAAGAAGCACTCATGAACTTGAACAAATGGCATCATCTATTCAAGACACTTTTGTGCCTATGGGTTTTGCAAGAGGTGAAGCATCAAAATTATCAGTACAACTTACAAAATTAGCTGTTGATGTAGCATCTTTCAATAATGCTAGTGATACTGAAACAATGATGGCATTTCAAAGTGCATTAGTAGGAAACCATGAAACTGTAAGAAGATTTGGTGTTGTAATAACAGAAGCAACATTGAAACAAGAACTTCTTAGAATGGGTATTAATAAATCTGCTAAAGATGTAACTAATGCAGAAAAGGTACAAGCAAGATTAAATCTTATCATTGCGGGTACATCAGATGCACATGATGATGCAACTAGAACATCTGGAAGTTTTGCAAATACATCAAAAGCACTTGGTTCTGCATTAAGCGAATTATCAGTTGATATTATTACCCCAATGCTTCCAAAATTAACAAGAATGGCTGAGGGTTTTATAGATGCAACTGATACCGCAAGAGATTTTTTTACATTTATAGGTTTGTTGAATAGGGATTTATCCACTACTGCACTTAGGCAAGATAGAATTGCTGAAATAGAACTTCAATTGTCTGAAATTCGAGGTGGTTTGTTAACTAAAATACTAGGTTTAAATAAAGTAGAAAAAATTCATGTGCAAAACTTAGAAGCAGAATTAGGGCATTTAAAACAAATGCCAGAACTAATTGCTATGGATTCAGATTTTAGAGTCATTGCTACAAAAGTTAAAGAAAATGAAGCAAAAGCATTAGAAAAGTTAAATAAAGAAAAACAAAAAGAAATACAGCTTAAAAATTTAGGATTAGAAGCATTTCCTACTGCAAGACCAGACATCATAGGTTTTCAAAAACCAACAGGTGCTGAATTGATGGGCGGTGGTCTTGATGCAAGTATGACAGGTTCAGAAATGTTAGGTGGTGCAAGTCCACAAATTGTAGCTTTACAAGATATGGCTGATATGGAAGTAGCCATAGCAAAACAAACAGCAGATAAAAAGTTAAGTATATTAGAAACATTTAATAAAGGTTTTATGGATTCACTTGATAACCAAAAAAGTGCTTTTACTCAAATTGAGGATATTGGTAAAGCGAGTTTTGCAAAACTTAAAACAACACTTACTGATTTTGTTATGACAGGTAAATTGAATATTGGTGATTTAGGTAAATTTGTAGTTAGAAGTTTTGTGGAAATGTTGGTTGGTGAAGCTGTCAAAATGGCATTTACGAAATCAATGGCTATGTTTAAAATGGACGCTATTACAAAAGGTTCAATAAGTATTTTTCAAGGTGCATTAAAAACTTTTGCAGAAATACCATTTCCTTTAAATTTACTAGCAGTAGGTGGAGCAATAGCTTTTGGAAGTTCGCTTTTAAATAAAATGAAAGGTTTTGAAAAAGGTGGTAGACCGCCAGTAGGACAACCAAGTATTGTTGGTGAAAAAGGTGCTGAATTATTTGTACCAGATCAAGCGGGTACAATAGTCCCAAATGATAAACTTGGAATGAGTAAAAACGTAACAGTAAATTTCAATATTAATACTGTTGATGCTAGAGGTTTTAATGAATTACTTGTTAATAGTCGTGGAACAATAGTAAATCTTATCAATAGTGCTATGAATGAAAAGGGTAAAATGGCTATAGTATGAGTGGAGCATTACCAAAAACTAATTTTACAGCTATTAACATTAAAAGTAATCAAAAGACTTTACTAAGTGAAACAGATAGCGGTAAGACCTTTAGAAGGCAATTACAAGGTCAAAGATTTAGCTTTACTGTAGCATATCCACCTATGACTAGAGCAGAATTTGCACCAGTTATGGCGTTTATGATGAAGCAAAGAAATAGAAAAGAAAACTTTACTGTAACATTTCCAAGCTATCTTAATGCACAGGGCAATGAAACAGGAACTTTATTAGTCAATGGTAGTCATGCAGTTGCAGACACAACTATAGCAATAGATGGGTTTGCGGGTGATGGTGCGGGTAGGCTCAAAGCGGGTGATTTTATCAAGTTTGCACACAGTAAAGTATATATGGTGGTCGAAGATGCAACATCATCAAGTAACGCTTCTACAGTTACTATAGAGCCACCATTGAGGGAAGCATTAGCTGATAATAGTTCTGTAACTTATGATTCAGTACCTTTTCAAGTGCATCTTACAAGTGATGTTCAAGAATTTGCCACAGGGCAAAATGACAAAGATGGAAACTTACTTTTTAATTATGAGTTTGATGTAATAGAGAGTTTGTAAATGGCTAGAGGTTTATCAAGTGCAGTAAAAACAGAACTAGCTACAGGCAATATAGACCCAGTATTATTGATAGAACTAGGATTTGGAACACCAGTATATTTAACAAACGCTAGTTTTGATATTACATCAAGCGTTTCTGGTTCATCAAGAACATACCTATCAAATGGACATCTTAAAGGGATTACAGGCGTTACAGAAACAAATGCACCTACAAAGAATACATTAGTTGTAAGTTTATCTGGTGTAGATCAAACATACATTTCTGTTGCTCTAAACGAAAACATAATAAACGATAATGTGTTTATATACAGGGGATATTTAGATGCAAATTTTGCATTAATATCAGACCCATTTTTGTTATTTTATGGAACAATAGATGAATATAAAATTACAGATACTACACAAACAGCAACAATAAATTTAACAGTTACATCACATTGGGGAAACTTTAGTAAAACAAATGGTAGAACAACTACAGATAATTCTCAAAAAAGATTTTTTTCAAGTGATAAAGGTATGGAATTTTCTGCACTTACAGTAAGAGATATTAAATGGGGTAGGGTATGAGTAGTGTCCATTTATATCAAGCTGAAAAAAAAGATTTACAAAATATTTATGATTTGTTGATTGAATTCAAAGAAGTTGATCTTATAGATTTAAAATTACCAGATGTTGATAAATCTAAACTTACAACATTTATAAATACAATATTACAAAAAGGTAAAGTTATTCTGGCAAAAGATTTAGATAAAAATGAATTTATTGGAATTTGTATGTTTCACAAATCAGAATTTTGGTTCAGTAAAGGGCAAATGATAAATATTCATGTTATCTACATAAAGAAAAATTTTAGAAGTTACAAACTTTTCAAAACAATGATTGATAGCGTAAAAAAGATAGCAAAAGAATTACCAATAGTTATTGGGGTTACTACAGGATTGAAAATTGACCCAGTTTTTGAAAGATTAGGTTTTGAAAATATGGGTAGTAACTGGAGATTGCTCTAAATGTGCGGTTTTATTAATGATATTGTTGATTCGATTGTCGATATTGTTGATGACGTAGTTGATATAGTTGTAGATGTTGTTGATACCGCTATTGGGTGGTTAGTACCGCAACCAGACATTCCAGAATTTGGTGATAACTTTGCTGAACAACAGGCAAAAGGTGTATTAGTCAATAAATTCACAGCAAATGGACATATACCTATTGTTTATGGAACAAGAAAAGTTGGTGGTAATGTAGTTTTTTTAGAAACTTCTGGAACAGACAACCAATATTTATATATGGCTGTTGTTTTAAGCGAGGGTGAAATAAATGGAGTAACATCATTATTTGTCAATGATAATCAAGTTACATTGTCTGGAACACTCACAGATGGTACACAAAGAACTGTTGCCAGTAGTGATGTAAACTTTTTTGATGAATCAAGTTTGATTACTGTAGAAGCACATTTTGGGACAGATAGTCAAACCGCATCAACTTTACTATCTACATTAACTTCATGGACATCAAACCACAGGCTAAGAGGTTTAGCATATCTTGCAATTAGATTTGAATGGAACGCTGACCC